CTAGGATTAAGGCATTATCCCTTTGAAAGCGAAGAAGTTTACGAAGAAGACATTGTTTTCTACTTTGGAATCATTCAATTAGTAATAACCAGAATATATCAAAAGAATTAGTATGAATACAAGAGAAAAGTACGCAGAAATGCAAGAAGATGGGCAATACCAGTATGTAGAGGAGGTTTTAAGCAATGCTGAAGCTAGAAAGAACATACCTGTGTTTAGTGGAGTGCTAAAGTACTTCCCAAATGCTTTAAAAGAGGTGTCTAAGTGTAGTAAGGCTGGTAATGACCAACATCATCCAGATAAACCACTACATTGGGATATGAATAAGTCAACAGATGAGTATGATGCTCTAACTAGGCACTTAATAGACCATACAGTTAATCCTATAGATGATGACGGTATTTTACACCTAACAAAGGTAGCTTGGAGAGCATTAGCAGGTCTAGAGAGATACCTAACTAATAAACTATAAGATATGTACAAAAAGAAATTAATACAGAAACTACAACAACTAATAGACAAATTACCTGCTTGTATAAGAAGACAGGAAGCAATGGATGACTTAATAGACCTAAAGCTAAGTAAGTCTGATTATCACTATGTATCATTAAGAGATAAATACAAAGAATTATGAAAAAGAAATCAAATGTGTTAGAAGGAATAATATTGTTTCTAGCATTTTCACTAACAATAGGGATGCTTATTTATGGTATCGCATTAAAATTAGTAGATTAATTATGAGTCTAAAGAAGAAACACACAACTAAAGAGAGGTTTAAGATTATAGAAAGTGCTATAACGTCAATATACGTTGCCACTAACAAACTTAACCGAAAAGTAGAAGAGATAGAAAAACAATTAGAAACCTTAATGCCAAAAGAAGATGGAATTTAATTATGAGTTCATATTTAACAGAAGAAATCAAATAAAGTTCTTTCAATTTTGCACATCTATAGACGCTATGATGTTTAAATCTAAACTTAAATCAAGTAGTTCTGTTAATCCAGAACAAATTATAGAAGAATTTTTAACCTTTAACGAAGAAAGATAATTATGAACAAGTGTAGCGAATGTTCAAGTGATTTAATATGGGGTGGAGACCATACCTATGAAGATTACGGATGTGAAGGAGAAGGTATAGTGTCTAACTATTCCTGTAGCAATCAAGACTGCCCAACTGAATTAATATTAACATACATTAAAATAAATTAATATGAATAACTTTGAATTAAAACCAACAGACAAAAAAGACCACTACAGATTCTTTATAAACGGAGTAGACGTAACAGGAGAACAAGAAAGAAGTACCTTCAGACATATCATACAAGTTCTAGACAATGGCATAACTACAGGTCTATAATGACAGATAAGTACAAGCTTAGATTAATGCACATCATAGGATGCATAAAGAATAACTATATCTCCGAGATAGAAGGATACAATTCCATTCTTAAACTCATAAGAGACTCGGAGAATGATACAGAAACAATAACTATAGATGTATAAGACAAGTTGGAGTACAGAACACCTTAAACAACTAAAAGAATTAACTAACCATAAAGTAATATACGATGGTTATGAGTTTGTATGGATGTCTAGGATAGATAATATCTGGAAGAGACACTACATAACTAACTTTAGTAACTATAACAAACCTATGTCTTGGATACATACAAATACCTACAGATGGAACAAAGAATATAAGAATAGATATTCAGAGTACCTAGAAGATATGAGAAGAAGTCTAGAGATAGATATCCGTATAAAAGAGATAAGTAGAGTAGCTAATATAAAGACTAAACAAAAGATACAAGAAATACTAAACCTAAAGCCAGATATAGAAAATAAAGATATATCAGACATACTAGGAGTAACTATAAGAACAGTAGAAAGACACAGAAAATGAAAAGTGTCGCATGTTTTGTAAAAGTAGCGACAACTTTTTTTTAGGAAGTGTTGTAAATCAGCACTTTACAAAATTGAAAATTAGCCCTATAGTAAACTACTTTTTTCTATTTTTTCAGATTCAAATATCCAGTTTTTATTGAAAAGATATTTTGTTGAATTCATAAGAATGGGTATCTTACATCCAATATAACCCATTTTACGTCTATTTTAAGCTATCATAAAAAACTACTAGTGTATTGATATTATTTGTGTATAAAAGTCGCTTAAACGTCTTAATTTGGCTTGTTTACCCTACATTATACTACTGCATTTAATTATCAATAACTTATAAAATAATTGCATAAAAAAAACCACTTTAAAAAGTGGCTTAATTTATATCAATATGTTAGTATTTATTCGTCTATTGGTCCGCATCCTATTACCTCGACAAAACCCCGCTCTAAACTATTGAATAGTTGTTTATAGATTTTTGTACGCTTTGGATATTTGCAGTCTCTTATCCCTGCAATGTGTTTTGTACCTCCTTCTTTATAATAAAAATAAAATTGTGTTTTCATGGTTTTATATTTCAATAGTTAATTTATTTAGTTTAGGTTTAATTATTTCAACCAATTTAAAGGTTTGATATCTGTTTCTAAATCTTATTAAATCATTAGTTAAAACGAACTCTTTTATCTTATTATTTTCTACATTAAAACAAATGAATGTTTTCTTTGTCTTGCTCAGTTTTAATAATAGTGTTAAACTTATTTTATAATTGTTTGTCATGATGTTTATTTTTTAGTGAAAAATTAATCCTACTTTGTTTGTTTTGTTATACCATTTTGTACTATACAAATCTATTTTAGACGCATCAGTATAACCCGCCTTTATTAGTTCGCTAGAACTCTTGAAAATCTTTGTGTGCCTATCTTTGTTTTTGTCTATTAAATTAACTTGTTTTCCACTATCAGAGAATATAAAGTCAAAGTTAACAGGGATGTTTTTAAGGTCCTTTACAAACTTAATACTATTAGTATAACTATAGAATTTTACTGCTGGGTTTTCTATTGCAATAGTCAACCACTTGTTTAGATATTTAGGGCTGTAATAATCCCCGCTATCATGCACCCGTATAAAGTCGGGTTTCTTTTTTATTATTTCCTTATTCATTAATTGTATAAAATTATCTTGCTTAGTTAATGTATATTTTTTTTCCATAGAATTACGAACGCTCGGAAACCTTTTATAATTTCCTTTTTGAGCATAGCAAAATTTTACACAACTATCGGCAAAAGGACAAGTAATTTTTCCTAAAGCAGTTTTAAAAGCGGGTATACTAAAATTAAAAACTTTCTTTTTTAGTTCGGTTCCCGTTAGTTTTATTTTTGTGTTTTGTGTTAGTAAGTTCATTGTATAAAGTTTAATTGTTAATAGCATAAGCGCAACCTTTCGCACACTCTTTTAATATTTGATTTGCTTTTTTTAATACTTGTTTAAATTGTTTCATGATATGTTTTTTTATGGGAGGTTTTACCCTCCCGTTATTATTATAAATTTCCATCTCTAAAATCTTTTAATCTTGTTAAAATTGTTTGTGTATTTCCTTTTAAACCAAAGTAGTTTTTAACGTCTTTTAATCTCCAATATCTATGTGGTTTAATTCCTTTAGAAAATAAACTCAAATCTCTAATAGATATTACTAAATTATAGTAACCTCTGTTTGATTGCATTCCGTTAATATTCATAGGCTTGTCCCAGTCAATTTCAAATTGTGTTTTGTATTCTTGCATCTTATTAAATTTTATCAGTTAAAATGTAGTTTATTAATATTTGTCTATTGTCACTGCTTAACTCAGTGTATAAATACATGAATGCAGTTTGAGAATTTCCAAATCTTTTGCAGTAGTTAGAAAATTTACTTCTTAGATGCTCGGATAAATAACCATTAAAAGCATTTTCTATAAAATTATACTCATAGTTAAAACTATACATTATTACTTTATTAACTGCTATAAATTTTTTTGTGATTTTCTTTTTTTTCATGATATTAATTTTTATAAGTTATAAATTCTTTTTGTCGCTTCCCTTCCTTCCTTCCATTCTGAGGAAGCCAATTCTCTTAAAATTGTGCCTACTTCCGTAAATTGTTTTAAATTCATTTCAATACCTAAAGCATCTATTTTATCATATGCTTTTTTTAAATTACTTACTTTTTTTTCTGTTAAATTACTCATTTTCAATTGTTTAAGTGTTTTTTAATGTAGGCAAACTTTTTGCCCTTGAGCAAATGTAATGTTTTACAATGAATAAACAACAAAAAAAAGTGAAAAATGTTACAAAAATCGTTTCTTTTTTGCGGTTGAGGTATTTTCTAAAATATAGCTTTGTAATGTATAAAAGCACATGCACACATGACTACAAAAATTATTTTAATCTACCAAATTATTTTCTTATTTGTAATGACTTTAAATAATATCTGGACTGCTTTCCAGAAGCCCCTCTTATTAAACAAAGCCCCTCTTGTTAAACAGATATAATTATCTACCTACATTAACAATAGCCCCTCATATTAAACAAAGCCCCTCTTGTTAAACAGAAATAAAAAAGCCACTCGTTAAAGTGGCTTAATTTATTTTAAAATTCTATCTCGGGTAATCCAATATCATTTATACTTATAGTTATATCCATAGGTATGCCACAATCTACATGCTCACAGATAAAGTTGTCTATAGGGTTATCATGTCCACAATTTTGACAAATGTTTTTATTATTCATTTCTTATAGTGTTTTAATTGTTTCCTTTAATCTATCTTTTAAATCTTTGTTTTCTTTGTTTACCTCTTTAATAGTTAAATAAAGCATAGGCTCTAAATCTCGTAGTAAATTACTAGCGTTAAATACTATCGTGTCATTTTCAGTCTGCAAATATACCTCTCCGTTATCTGCCCATATTGTATGTGTTTCATGTATGTATGTATGTTTCATATCTTATTTATTTAGTTGTTAATATTATCTTTCAATCCAAGATATAAATACAAATATGCTATCGAATAAGTTTTCATAGTCTGAGCAAATAACATCTATATCATACTCTTTTGTGTATGCATCATTACCTAGTATAAATTGACTATCTAATGAATGGTCTTCAGCTAAATCATATATTATTTCTTCTAAGCATTGTAACCTATCCTCCTCTGAGTAGTCTTCATTACTATTATACTTGTCTATTAATTGAGTATAGTATTTTTTAGATATATCTGAGGAGTTATCAATATAATCCGAGTCAATATTTAAAAAGTCTACAAACATATTGCTATGTAAATTATCTATTGTTATTACTTCTGTTTTTAGTTTCATATCTTATTTGTTTATTGTTTATAATGATTCAATTTCGTTTTGTAATTCATCGATTAAATTTAAAACGTTTTTCACTTGCGGTATTCTGTAAACCCTATTACTATCTTTATTATTTACTTTATCCATTACTAAAGTATAAACATTATCTAGTAATTTTATTATTTCTTTGTTATCCATATCTTATAAAGTTATATTAATTATTTTTAGTTGTTTTTTTAGTGTATCAGTCATTAGAAATTTACTATCCAAACCAAACTTCTTACGATGTCTAGTCAAATCATTTGTAAGTATCATCTTATCAATCTTATTGTCTACAATGGTGTACACGATAAATTCTTTTTTAGTAGTGTAAATTTGTACTGCTTTTAAAATGTTTATGTTCATATTATTTATTTATTGGTTTTGATTGTTAATAAAGTTATATTGCTTGATAAATTTTACTACTGCATCGTATGTATGGTCAATCTTTTTGTCAAATGATATATTAGCAACATTGTTTACTAATTCTATCTGACTACCAATAATTATTGTACCATATTGTAGTATGTTAACATCATACCTTTCATAGCTTTCTATCTCTTCAACTACAGGCATAAGCCAATCCCAAGATGAATGATATTTCATTGACTCAATAGGCACTACCTCATTTCCTTGAGGAGTCATTTGTATCATCACTGAATTATCGTTAGGGTCTCCATAAGTCATACCCATAAACTCTGCTATTAATTTATTGTCTTTCATATTATTTATTTTTAATTAATAATTGTTTCTGAAGCAAATATAACTCTTTTTTTTAATTACACAACAAAAAATATAAAAAACTTTGCAGTTTAACTTTTTTTATGGATTGGTATGTTTTAATACTATTCTAGATTTGTAGCATCACTTAATAGAGGAACACATGCACACGTCTACAACAATATTCTCACATAACAAAATAAATTTACTATTATTTTTCGGTATATCCACTAAGTAATAATAGCCCCTCATATTAAACAAAGCCCCTCATATTAAACAGAGAAAGGAGCAACAAAATTAATTGTTACCCCTTCATATTAAACGAACCCCCTTATATTAAACGCTCTATCTTATCGTATAAATTCCTTTGTTTTTACTTGTAGCTAATCTCATCAAGGCATATCTTATTGCATCACAAAAGTGATTAAACTTATCGATTGGTTTTACACCTTTCTCGTGCCATACATAGTTGTTAAATTCCCTTACAACACCCTTACTTCTTGGGTCTACTATTATTTCATAGTCCTGCATAAGTGCTATACCAGATAATATACTACCACTCTTCTTTACAGCAGGTTGTATGTTCAATCCTTTCTTCTTCAGCTCCTTTATAAGTCTAGGCTCTGATGAATCACAAACTATCAAGTCTAAACCACACTCAGCTCTATTCATATTTGCTATATCAGATGTAGAAAGCCCTGTTTTACCATAAATCTCCTTTACATAGACTCTATTGTTAAAATCATCTACAGATATCTTTACAAGTGTTGTAGGGTCTTCAGAGAACCCAAAATCCTGTCCATAAATGGTCTTTTCTGTTTGTATGTAGTCTCCAACCTTCCAATTTCTTATAATTGTTCCTTCTGCCTTAGCTAACCATCCTCCTAGTATCTGATGTTGGTATTTATCTGGTCTTCTAGCCTTCATCTCTAATATTCTGCTAAGAAATGAGTCTGATAGGTTATCTTTGTTGTCTTTATACGTTGTATGGATATAAGTTGTATCTCCTTTAGTTCCGTTGTGACCTGCATCAACAATATTACCTAAAAAGAACCTCTGATATATCCAATGCTCTTTTGTGGTTGGGTTTAGTATCAAAATAACCCTGTTTTGCTTATTTAGAGACCTTATAGAGAAGTCTATCTTGTCAAATGTACTTTCATCATCAAGTTCCTCTGCTTCATCCACTACAAACGTTGTAATTCCGTTTAAAGACTTTAGTGCAGCTGTTTGATTACCACTAGATGTCCTTATACCTTTAAATATAATGGAAGAACCTGTCTGTAGGTTAGTTATCTCATCCTTAGTTATCCTAAAGTGAGAATTTACTCCCATCATATCAATTTTTTCTACAAATTCTGGTATAATAGATGTGTTGGCTGATGACATTGTATAACGAGTAAACAATATCTTATGTCCACTTTCGTATGTAAGGTTTAGTAGAAATACGTTTATACCAAAAGACTTACCACTACCTCTACCTCCTGTAATAACATTGTATCTTGTCTTACTTCGGAATAAAGGTATGTACTTGTCGTGTAGGTTTATACTATTCTTCATCTTCTGGTGTTACATCTATAATATCTTCTGGTGCAGGAGGTTGGTGTCCATAGAAATTTATAACAGGTGTTGCTGATTTCTGTGTAGAGTTACCAAACCCATCTTTAGGCTTACCGTAAACATATTCTAGCAATAGTTTTCTATCGTTATGGTTTTTCTTAGCCTCTTCTGCTAGACTCATCCAGAAGTCTTGTTCAGAACCAAATACCTTTTTAATGGCTTTGACTCCGAATTCCTTCATCCTTTCTCTCTTAGCTTTGTTTATAGCTGCTGTAGTAGGTTTAACAACATCTAACTGACCTTTCTTCCTTTTATTATACTTCCTACCATCAGTAGGTTTAATCTCATTTGATTTAGCCATAAGTTTAATCTTAATACTATAACGATATGTTTAGGTTTTGTTTACCAGCACATTCCATCCATTGATGTACTGCTCTGTATTACCTCACATTTATCTTTTGATTTCCAAGCCCAAGACTTCATTCTTAAAGTCATCATCTCATACATCTCATCTATCCTCTCTTCTGGAATAACATCTGCTAACTCGTGTATTTTATTTCTATCCGATGCATCAAGCTTTCTATCTATTCTTTCATTTATTATCCTAACCCTTTCAGACTTCTTGTTTTCTATTCTTTCTCTCTCCATCTTCTTATCATCAAAGAATAAGTCATAAACATTTCTAAACCTCACAAAGCTTTCGTAATAAACATCTATCTTTCTTAATGCGTGAAATATAGAAGACCTGTTTCTTTTTACTCCCATATCCTCAAACCATTCGGATATCATCCTATCGTTCATTCCGTTTATATCACACATTACCTTATAGAACAAAGCTCTAAAGTATGCTTGTTCTTGATATCTTGATGTGCTTGTTAAATCTAATCCTGTTATTTGTATAAACTTATCAGCTAATTGTTTAGCTGCTTCTACATTGTATGTTCTAAGTTTTGCCATTGTTATCTCTGTTTTGTATTTTTTCGTATTCTTTCCATATTTTAATATAAGCCTCTGTAAGCGACAATACCTCTGGATATGTATGCTTCCTATGTCCTAGCTCTATTGATACTCTCCAGCTACCTTCAAATGCCTCTGGGTATATTACATATCCTTTCTTAAAGCAATGACTCTGAGCCTCGTTGTTTGTCTTGTAATAGTTAAATGAAGTCTTCTTCTTCTTCGCCATAGTTATATCCCATTTCCTCCATACTACCTTTAAAGTTTAAAGCTCTAAGTAATCCGTCACACTCTTCATAACACTCATCCTCTTCTGCTTTCTTAATCCAAAGCCTCAAGTCTGCCCTAGTGTAACCTATAAATAGTAAGTCAAGACCTAATTCATAGAAGTGGTCGGATACATCCTTGTTAAATGGCATACTACAATTCTCCGTAAAATGTATATTGTTCTAAATCGTAGTCACTCATAATATAATTCTTATAAGCGTCTGTAGCCACCTGTAGCTTCTGTAGTCCACTATCTATAAATCCTGCTGTAATAGTATAGACTCCAACATCTAACGTTCTCTTATCTACTACTAAGAATATAAAGTCATCTGCATCTTTTCTATAAATACTGCTGTAATAGTATAGACTCCAACATCTAACGTTCTCTTATCTACTACTAAGAATATAAAGTCATCTGCATCAAACAAGTCTAGATACAAAGCTGCCTGTAGGTCATAACTATATTTATTAGCTGAGTACATAAAGTCTCGAATGTTAGCTGTAGTTTTTAAGTCTATGATAGTTGTGCCTTTCTTTGCATCTGCCTTACCTCTAAATGGTAATCCCATAAACTCTCCTATTGCAGGTATCTCAAACTCACATCCACTTAGTAAAGCAGCAGCTTCTTCATTAGCCAACACAGCTTTAGCTATCTTCTGTGCCTTGTTAAGTTCTAGGTTAGTGTAAACCAAATCTTTACCTAACTCTTCAGCAGTTAACTTAAAACTCTTACTAGCTTTAGTTCCATCTACAAATGTAAACTCATCAAGTCTATGTGGCTCTAGTACACATAAGTGTGTTAGCCTACCATCTCTAAGTGCTTGACTATCTGGAGAACCTTCAGTAAGTGATGTTGCGTATGCCTTAGGGGACTCTATTAATTTCTTACAAGAAGAAGATGATAATGCGTGTTGACCTAAGTAGCCATAGTAAAAAACATCATCATACATCTTAGGTATAATATCAGATACTTTGAATTCATCTCCGTTTAGCAGTTTTATATTTTTCATAATGTTGTATTTTAAATGAACTGCAATATAGTAATATTATTTGTTAAATCAAATAAACTTTATCTTTTTTACAATTAGATGTTCTAGTGAGTTTAGTGGAGGTGTCCATCCTTTAGCATTATTATCTCCTCCAAAGCTATTACCTTTAACCTTAACATCATTGTTTCTTAGATGGTTAAGTAGGTCTAGTCTTTTAAATACATAAGCAGTCTCTACACCCTCTAGACTCTTTAGTATGTAAACGTAGTATGTTGCCTTAGATGCAATGATACCACTATCTTCTCCCTTCTTTGTATTCTGGAACTCTATGTATAGGTTTACAGGTCTTGAGTATCTATCAGCATAGTAGTAACCTTTAGAGTCATACTTAACTTCGTAAGTAACCTCATTACCTTTGTAGTTAGCTTTTATATCCCAATCATAAAACTTTTTGTTTGGTGCTTTTTCTATGTCTGTATGTGTCTTAGACAATTCGTTAAGCCATAAACTCTCTCCTATATTACCTCTTAAAAAACTCATATCTATTTGTATGTAGAGTAAACTGATTTCAATGGATTAAGAACCTTTCCTTTAAATGCACAAGAGGTACATCCTGTTATCCTTAT